TTGATTTCACCTAACGAGATAAGAAATACTGGGTATCGTGTTGCTCAAGTTGAAAAAGAAGAATTTGAAGTTGCAGAACCTTTATTTTGGGTTGATTGCGATAATACAGTTAAGGCAGATTTGTTTTGGTACGACCCTGCTGACCAAACAATTAAGCCAAACCCACAGGACATTACAGAGGAATAAATTATGTGCGACCAACTCAGCCAATTTGCCGTTGAAAAATATGTGCATCTTAAAAACTTTCTTGCAAAAGAATCATGCGCTGAGTTAACCGCAGAATTACAGCGTCTTGTTGCCCAACAAAAGACAACGCAAGACACGCAATGTCCAAAGTCTGAAGCTATACACGGCGCAATGGTTTTTGATAAATTGCTGGTTGACCTTTTGCCGCATTTTGAAAAAGCATCGGGCAAGCGCCTTTACCCAACTTACTCATACGCACGGCTATATGCCCCAAACGAGGTTTTAGAGTGCCATACAGACCGCGAAAGTTGCGAGATAAGCGCAACCCTTACCCTTGGTTTTGAGGGCAATGTGTGGGGCATATACATGGGCGATGAGGGCAAGCAAAACGCAAACCGCATAGATATGGAAATTGGTGATGCTGTGCTTTACAAGGGAATGGACAAGCATCATTGGCGTGAACCATACACAGAGGGTAAGTGGCAAGCCCAAGTTTTTTTGCATTATGTAGATGCTGATGGCAAACACGCTGAATGGAAGTTTGACAAGCGACCCGCACTTAACTTGCCACCTCCCGAAGAATTGCGCCATTGGGTATACAGCGACATTTTGACAAGCGATGCCTGCGATTCGTTAATCAGGCTTTACACCAAGGATGAGATACCCAAAGAGCAACCTTTTATTGGTGGCGATGCTGGAATAGTTAACTTAGAAATAAGAAATGTTAAGCGCGTAATGTTGCCAACATATAAGGACATTGGCGGCAGACTTGCGGCGGCAGGCTTGGCGGCTAATCATGCGGCATGGAAATTTGACATTACCCACGCCAACCAAGCTGAGTTTCTTGCTTACCCTGCTGGCGGTCGTTATCAAGCCCATGTAGACACCTTTATCCAGCACGGCGATGAGTGTCGCAAGTTGACTGTATTAGCTTTTCTCAACGATAATTTCAAGGGTGGAAAGTTCTTCTTGCAAAATGGGCAAGACAAATACTATCCACCACAAAGCAAAGGAACTGTGCTTGTATTCCCATCGTTCATCATGCACGGCGTAGAGGATGTGCTTGAGGGTAATAGATACAGCGTAGTTTGTTGGATGGTCGGCAAATTCTTTAGGTAACAAAATGACTTCACCCATTAAAACTGTCCGCAATATTACAGATGAAGAATTAAAAGATATGTTGCGCGAGGCGGCAGAATGGGGCGCAAAAAGGGCATTGGCTGACATTGGCTTGCACGATGATGAAGCTGGTACAGACGTTAAGGAATTGCGTGGCTTGCTTGAGTCATGGCGCGATGCCAAGCAAACAGCGTTTAAAACTTTTATTAGCTGGCTCACCAAAGGTTTTCTCATACTGATTATTGGCGGCGCTTGGTTTTACCTTAACAAAAAGGGGTAGAAAATTGATCCGTTCACGCTGGCGCTTTCTGCAATAGCTTCAATCAAGGCAGGCGTTGCCCTGTACAAGGATATAAAACAAACTGGCGGTGAAGTCCACAAAATCACCAAAGAAATATCGGGTTACATAGGGCAATTCTTTGAAGCGCACGAAGAAGTAAAAAAAGATGCCGAAGAACAAAAGCGCAATCCACCCAAGAACAAATCCATGCAAGCGCAAGCATTGGAAAATGTGTTTAACCAAATAGAATTGGAACGCCAAGCAGTTGAGTTACGCGAGTTCCTTATCTATCATGTTGACCCTGCGCTTGGTGCGGTGTGGACACGATACGAAGAAGAATTTGCAAGGTTACGCGAGGCGGCAGAAAAAGAACGTCTAGAAGCTGAAGCAAACGCGAGGCAAGCAACATGGCAACGCAGAAAAATGTTAAGCAACCTACAAGACAAGGCACTAATAATCGGCGCGGTGATGATAGTTATTACATACCTCCACCTCCTGTTCCTAGCAATCCGACAAATGAGGATAGCGAAGTGGGGTTCATAATTGCATTCATCAGCATGGTCATTGTATTTGGGATTCTTTTGCCGATAATGGGGTTAATGTATTTGGACATACTGGAAGCAAAGCAGGAAACCAAACGACAGCAAGAAGTAATGCAACGCCTACTCAACAAAGCAGAGGAAAATAAATGACTGAAAAACTTGAAGCTAAAAGCGCATTAATAGAAAAAATGGCTTTTGCATTGTTGCCAATTTTGTTTACTTGCGTGGTGTACTTGATGAATTCTTTGTCTACGCTTTCGCATGAGGTAACTGTGCTTAACAACAAGATTAGCTTGGTCGTTACTGGCGACAACAAACAGGCAACCAACACAGGCGCAGAGTTAGCAAGAGAAAAACTTAGACAAGAACTTTCCGTAGAAATACAAAAGAATCGGGATGATATTCAGATTAACCGACAGCATATTGCCATCATTGAAGACAGGCTAAACTTTACAAAACGCAACAAGGAGTGAGCATGGACAGTTTACTTAACATATTAAAAAGCGTAGCCCCTAGCTTGGCGACTGTGGTTGCCGGTCCATTAGGCGGTGCGGCAGTCAAAGCTATGGCAGACAAATTCGGCGTGGCTGACAGCGTGGAAAGCGTAGCCAAGGCAATTGCTGGTGACCCCGAAGCCGCAATGAAGCTGGCAGAAATTGACCTAAAACAATTTGAGTTAGAAAACGAAGACCGCGCATCGGCTCGCCATATGCAAGAAGTTGCTTTACAACAGAATGACCTTTTCAGCAAACATTTCATTTATTGGTTTGCTTGGTTTTGGGCTGTGGCTTCATGCTCATACTTTGCCGCAGTCACTTTTATTCCTATGCCAAAAGAGAACACTCATTTTGCCGACATTATTTTGGGCTTCTTGTTAGGCACGGCGGTGGCAACCATCATTAGTTTTTTTTACGGCTCAAGCAAATCCAGCAAAGATAAAACCGAAAGCATGAAAGGGTTAATGAAATGATGACCAACTTTGATGACGCATTAAAAGCATTGCTCAAACATGAGGGTGGATATGTCAATCACCCAAAAGACCCCGGCGGTATGACCAATTTGGGCGTTACTAAAAGGGTTTGGGAAGAATGGGTCGGTCATCCTGTTGATGAAACAGCAATGCGAGCATTAACACCTGACATGGTTGCGCCGCTTTACAAAGCAAAGTATTGGGACAAAGTGTATGGCGACAAGTTGCCGCACGGCGTTGACCTATGCGTCTTTGACTGCGCGGTGAATAGCGGCGTAAGTCGTGCCGCAAAGCTACTACAAAGGGCTGTGGGCGTAGATGATGATGGGGTAATAGGCAACATGACCCTGACAGCTTGCGAGGCTGTAAGCCCTGATTTAATCATTCAGCGATTCAGCGAGGAACGGCTGGCTTTCTTACAAGCCCTGCCAACATTTGCCACATTTGGCAAAGGCTGGTCAAGGCGTGTAGCTGAAGTGGAAACCCAAGCGCAAAACTTGGCTTAATCGCGGTCAATCTCTTGCAGATGTGCAAGCAGATAAGCAAAGGCAACTAAGGTTGCAATGGTGATTACGCCACCAAGCACAAGGGCAAAAACTGTTGCAATCATCTTGTCTCCTTTTTGTCTTTTGCAAGACTGTAAATGTTGATGGATTTTTTTGATGCTAAATTTTCTTCAATTGCCTTGCGTGTAGTGGCTGACTGAACACCAAGCACATGGCGGCGCAATTGTTCATCGCGGAAATATATGCTTGGCTCATCTTGCCAATCAAACGCTGTTTTTAGTTTCATTATTTGCCGCTTTCGCATTTTTGTCTCTGATTTTTTCTAAGTCCTCTTTGACGCTTTCACTATACATGGCAAGCGCCAAGTTGTAAGCAGAAAAAATACCGCCTTGGCTTCTGTCCATCATTTCGTTAAGTGCGGCTTCATAGCCAGCAACAAACATAATTCGGTTTATGCCGCTTTTTAAATCGGTTTTAAAGATTCGGTCAAAGTGTTGATTTGCTGTCATGTGTTCTTCTCCTTGAGTTTGGCTTCAACTGTACGAGCAAACTCTATCCATTTGCTACCATAAACATTGTTTAAGTCAAACATATCTAATGTTTCTTCGGTGGTCAGCCCTACCCATGTGCGCTGTGGTGGCTCAACAAATTTCATTGTATTGGCTGGCATGGATGGGTCAATGACCACATCAAATCCTAAGCACTGCTCTGTGCGCTGTGGTGGGTGGGTATACAAAGGTATGCAACAAGCATCAGTTTTTTTAGTGGCAAGAGTGGCTTTAAATCTAGCTCTAGTTAAAGAATCTAAATTTTTAAACGTGTCGTAATGCGCCCACGCCACAGGCTCTTGGCTTTCCAACTCTGCAATGGCTTTGGCGGCTACCAGTTTGGCAAAGATTTCATCACGAACCTCGTGCCAATTTGGGTGATACTCACCTTTCATGTTTAGCACATTGTCCGCTTCAACGTCAGCTTTGTCAGCCATCTCAATGATTTCATCTTGTGTCATGCTGATACCCTCATTGCTTTCTTTTGATTTCTTGTAAGACCCAAATGAAAAACACTTGCCACCTTTTTCTTTTGATTGCTTCTATACCGTTCAACATTTTTTTTTGGATCTGCTTTGGGTTTTTTCACATCAGGCAAATTACCAAGCATATAAACTGATCTTGGATATCGCCTTTGTCCCTCATGTTCATAAATATATTTTGCTTTATAAATGCGCTTTGGAATTCTTGGTGACTCTTTATTCATGCGAGATAAAACAGAACCACCTTGTTTTCTATTCATTCCTAATTCGTCACAAATTTCAGCAGATGTCAATTCACCATATTGACGAAGCAATCGTTCAATTTTTGCAACACACAAACCATAAGTACTCATAACAAACTCGCTTGCTGTGGCATAAATCTCCATTCGCGCTCAAGCCTGTTTGAACGAGATTTCACTACCCTACCAGTCAATTCAATCAATCCCTCACGCTGTAATTCAGACAATCTTCGCGAGATTTGATTGCGATCTAAATTGGTTAAAGCGGCAATTCCATCTTTACCCAAAGCACCATTGCGCTGAAGACAATTGAGGATTGTTTCAAAATGTATTTTTGCTGAATCCTTAATTAAGTCTGCCGCAAAATGACTGGTGGATGGATCAGTGTTTCTTGCCCGTGGATGTTCTATCATGTGATGTCCTTTCAAATTTTTGAGTCTAGGATTAACCGCAAATCTTTTTCTTTTGATTCAACTTCATCCAAAAATTTAACTACTTCAAACTCCAAAGCGGCAATATATTCATTGTCACGCTCAATGGTTTGAATAAACAATTGCAAGCCTGCGGGACAACGTGGATCAAATGACACATAGTCCACCCATTTCCTGCCTGTAACCGCCATTTGCCACATCATTTGATCCATATAGCTTTTGGCTATAGATTGACCCAAAAACATATTTAGGTGGTTTTTAGTCATGGGGCATTTGATTTCAACCATACCGTCATCACCAATAAGCCCATCAGGACTGGCTGAAGACATTGCAATGCGTGGATGGTCAATAGACCCTACCTGATCCACTAAAACGCCCATATGGGCTTCGTAGGCGCTTCGTGCGTACTCTTCCTGTTCTACCCCCCATTGCATTGCAGGCGAGCTATAACTGACCGTATTTACGCCTGTAAGACGCTCCACGACCAATTGAAAAAGGTAATCCTCGCGGGATGAGCCATAACCAGTCTTGGTCTTGGAAACAATGTCAGAAATTCGCGAGCCAGTGGCTTTACCCAATCGGGCGGCAAACCATTCAGGTGTTTGTTGCTTCATGCTTTTGCTCCCAATTTAGCTTTCATATCGTCCTTGGCTTTGATCAAGCGGTTTTGTGCATTTTTGTCATTGCCTGCCGCTTTGTAAGCCTCGGTGTAAACCTTGGTCAAATCAGCAATGGTGGTGGCATCAAAAATGGCTGTAAGGTGGTCAGTTAATGCGCTGGTGGACATACCTTGGGCAACCTCAAAAGTCTCTGCATCAGCATCAGGCTCGCCCTCTAAAGGAATTGCAAAAGACTGGAAGCAGGCATATTTGTATGCGGTGGACATGGCTTTGTTCGTGGCTTTGTCGCCTGAATCCATTGCTTCGCCATAGGTTTTGATGGTGTGCTTAGAACCATCCTCCACGGCAACAAAATCAAATTCCGCTTCTACGGTCACATAAAACAATGCGCTACCGCTTTTGGAAATACGTTCTTCGCAAACCCGTGAAAGCATTCTTGGCAAAATGCAAAGCCCATGCTCATGAAGCAATGGCGCAATCGCGTTATAAACGTCATCAATGCCGCGAAATTTAAATCCTGCGCCTTGGCTATTGGTGCGGGTTTTGGCAATGCCAGTCTTGGCTAATTCGCCTTGGACTGCATTAATTGCTTGATAAACTTTCATTTTTTTTCCCTTTAGTGTTTTGTAATGTTTTTAAGTCTTCAATTTGCCAGCAAAGCTGACGAATGTAGCCCTCCAGCATACCTACCCTGAATGCCAAACGGTCAACAGCAACACCATCCCTATAGGTGACATCACTGGTTTGCTTTGCGTGTTCAATCAAATAGTCTGCGTTCATTTTGTTCCAATCAAGTATTTGACAAAACACAAAATACCAATTACATACACAATGATCAAAGTCCAGTTATGCGTAGGCTTGATGCCAAGCAATACAGCTTGCCAATGTTCATCTTCAGCATTCATGCGTACCCGCTGTGGTGGTGTATAGGTCGCGCCTATCTTTAAACCAGTACGAGTGGTGTAACAAGGATTTTTAGGAGTCACGACTAAGTTGCCATCGGGTAATGGCGGCTTCATAGGCTGAATCTTTACAAGATTCTTTCCAATTGGCTTTGACTTCTTTTTCAATTTTGGTTTGATCTCTTGCGGTGATGTCATCCCATATGTCCTTTCCATGTTCGTTGTATGCATATATTTCAAATTCAATATTGCCACGTTCATCTTCATCAACTGGCTCATAGACTATTTGAATAATCTCGCCATTTTCAAGGTCAAAATCAAATTCGTTCATTTTGGTTCTCCAGTTGCTTTAGCAATTGCGGCTTTAGCAAAAAAAAATTCAACGGTAGCCCTATCAGCTACGCGCAATACATTTTGTAATGCTTCTAACAAATCAGGCGCGGCGGCAATTAATTCGGCATTTGCTTCAAATTCATCATTGCGTTGTGCTGTATATGGAACAACAACTCTTGCAATTTTTTCAGCGCCAGCATAAATAAAAAGATCTTTTAACTCAGTAGATTTAACTTTGCGATGTACAGTCCAATTGCCTAATGTATGTTTTTTCATTTTTATACCTATGCAAACCAAAGAAAGAATCCGTGCAATATTCCTATTGGGAAGAACAATGCGCCAGCAATCAAGAACCCCCACATTGCTTGTGAAAAGCAAGTAAAGATGTGTGTGAGCCACGCAAAGAAGCAAGCCCATCCAAGTAGATATCCCATTAAGCCTCCCTCGCTTTCATCATTGCGTCTGCAACCGCATAAGCCACTTCTGCAAGTTTTTCCGTACCTTGACTAAATTGTGCATTTTTGCCATTTATCACGGCATCCCATATTTGAGCGCCTGTCAATGCTTGAGCCGCAAAGTAATCACGCAAGGTCATTCCAAAAGTATCAGGCGCAATATTTCCAGTTGGAAATGCTGGTGGGTTGTTCATTTCCACTCCTTGATGATTATAAAAATTAAGGGTGATGCAAAGATAAGACCAGCGACAAGCGCAAGCAAGTATTCATAGGCGGCATTACACCGCCTTTCCATTTTGATTTGATAGTGTTCGCGATACATTTGATGTCCTATGTTGTTGTGAGCCTCAAGTATAAGCGAACTTATCTCCAACGAGCAATACCCCTCATATAAGCTAGGTTATTGTTGTATATAAGCTAAATACACTAGAATCATTGGATGGACAAGCAAACTGCAATCAAACTGGCTGGCGGCGTAGAACCGCTGGCTGAACTTTTGGGGATCACCCGCTTTGCCATATATCTGTGGAAAACGGATATTCCGCAAGCAAGGGTGTGGCAATTGAGAGTGCTTAAACCTGAATGGTTTACAAGATAGGAAAAGTATGTATAATTTGAAGCGTCTAGAGTGGCATTTAGACGTAGACGGAAATCAAAGAACCCCGCAGAGTACTGTGTGGTCTTGTCAGACGACAAACGAACTTTTGATTCCCGTCATACGTTTTGTTGTTGCTCTCGCCAAGAGCCAAGACCACAGAGCATTTTGCGGGGTTTTTGCTTTTGGACAATGCAATGCGGTACGTCGGTGGTTGCATTTGAGATACCCTGATACACGAGCAAACCAAATCAGGGAGCGTGGGCTTAGTCTTAGAGCGCGGTGGTTGAAACAGTCTGAGACAGTGCGAGGCGATGACATGGCTCCATACAAAAGGAACTTTCATCAAGGCACAGGCGAACTTTGGTTTTGACCACGGTAAGGCTGTGCTTTGCTCCAACATTCACCACCAAAAGATTTAAAACAAGGAGATATGTATATGAAGTATCTAATAAACATAAACAAGGATAGCGGCAAAGCGCATCTTTGGGATGATAGTGACACATATTGCAAGATGTACAGCACTGGAGGTATGCGTAAAAAAAAATACAAAACTTACGATAACACGCAAGATCGTGAAGTATGTTTAATGTGTCAAAACGTGTGGGCTGAAATTCATGAATTTACAGGAGAAAACAATGCCAATTGGATTTAAACAAGAAAATGCTTTACAGATTTACGGTGATGGCAATGGTTTTATTGTGATTGAAGAATGGGAAACTGATGACTGTAAAGAGTTGCTTGGCATGGTAAAAATTCATTACGATAAATTTAAACAGATTGTTGAAATGCATGGTCAAGAGCTTTTAATTGAGGCGTATAAAGGGGTTGAATGATGAATGACCTCTTTGGATTTCCTGAACAGCCAAAAGCCACTGATCAAGGCTTTGAGCAATTTTGGGAGGCATACCCAAAATGCATTCGCAAAGGTGAAAAGAGTGCCTGCAAAAAAAAGTGGGCTGAGAATTACTATTTTTACCAGTTGAAAACTATTTTGAATCATTTGGAGTGGATGAAAACAACGGGTCAATGGTTGAGAGACAACGGTGCATTTATTCCTGCTCCCAAGGTATACCTTAATCAGATGCGATGGGATGGCGCAGAAGTGCCTGAAATGATTGCAAAGCCTGATCGTGACCCTACCCTACTGAAGCTTGAACAAGACCGTTTAAGGGCTGTTCCCATGCCTGCTGAAATTAAAGCAAATTTAGCCAAACTTCGCGGCAGGCAATAAAAGGACATTACATGACAAGATCACACGCAATCCGTATGTTGCTCAGTTTTGAGCCACACAGCCACAAAGAGTTAAAGCAAATTACAGGATGGGAGGGCATCCGCTTGACCAAAGTCCTGCAATACATGGAATTTGAGGGTCATGTCGAAAGGGCGAACCGCAAATGGAATTTGACCTTGAAAGGTTTCGAGAGCTTGAAGCGCACGAATGGCACAGAAGATTTAAACAAAAGGTTCGAGAGCTTGGAAAAGTTAAGGCAGTTTCTTGGTGGATACAAACCATCGATGACATTGAACGTAAGCGAGGTCGATTGATGGCTCAAGAACTCAAGATGCGGATTAAAAGGATTCAGGATGAGAGCAAAAAGGGTTGACGATAACCAGTCTGCAATTGTCAAAGCTTTAAGGCAGGCAGGCGTATCCGTTCAAAGCTTGGCATCTATTGGCAATGGGTGTCCTGATCTTTTGCTTGGGTTTCAAGGCAAGCTTTACCTGTTTGAAATTAAGGATGGCAGTAAGTTCCAAAGCCAACAACAACTTACACCTGACCAAATCAAATGGCATTCTGAATGGACTGGCTCACCCGTCCATGTGGTCAATTCGCTAGATGGCGCACTCAAAGCATTGGGGATAAGATGAATCCGTTTGAAATTAAAGAACCAACTTGCATTAGTTTTTCAGGTGGAAGAACTAGTGCATATATGTTGTATAAAGTATTAGAGTGCGGGGGGGGGGGCAACTGCCAAGCGATGCAATTGTTTGTTTTGCCAATACAGGCAAAGAAGATGAGGCAACTTTGAAGTTTGTCCAAGCCTGTTCTGATAATTGGAATGTCGAAATTCACTGGGTTGAATACCGTAATGCTGACCCTGCTTTTGAGAGGGTTACTTTTGAAACTGCAAGCCGAAACGGTGAACCTTTTGAGGCGATTATTAAAAAACGTCAATACTTGCCAAACCCAGTCACCCGATTTTGCACTTCTGAATTAAAAATTCGCACCATTCATAAATATCTAAAGTCGCTTGGATGGGAACATAATGAAACAATGGATTGGGTCGGAATGAGGGCAGACGAACAGCGCAGGGCTGCAAAGATAGCTGATAAATCAAGAATCCCACTTGTTGCCGCCGGTGTTACTAAAGAAACCGTGGGTGTTTTTTGGAGAAATCAACCTTTTGATCTTGAATTACCAAACATAAACGGAGTTACTTATCACGGAAATTGTGATTTATGCTTTTTGAAAGGTGCTTCACAAACGCTTAGTTTGATAGCGGAAAAACCTGAAAGGGCGGTTTGGTGGGCGAAAATGGAGGCACTGGCACTGGCAAGCAAGCCTAGCGGTGCGACTTTCCGCAAAGACAGACCAAGTTATTCAGCAATGGCTATGTTTAGCAAAGAACAAATTGATATGTTTGATCCTAACGAAGAAACAATAGCTTGTTTTTGTGGAGATTAAATGATTTATCACCTGAACGAAACAAAGCAAGCGCACGGTATTTTTGTGCAATTGTGGGAAAAAGTTAAGGAAGCCATTAACGCTGGCGAAAAGCTAACCCTTGAAATAAAGCCTGAAAGCAAATCAAGAGAGCAGGAAAAGCTTTACCACGCAATCATTGGTCGCATTGCAAAGCAGGCTGAACACGCAGGCGCTCAGTGGGATGTGGAAAGCTGGAAACGATTCTTGCTAGATCAATTTGCCAAAGATACAAACCGTCCAAACGGTAAGGTCGTTGCAAGCTTGGATGGCGAACGCATCATTCAGGTTGGATTGCAAAGCCGTAAATTCAACAAAGAAGATGCAATGGAATTTACCGAATGGCTGATGGCTTGGTCGGCAGAAAGGGGTTTTGATGTCTAGAAAACGGTGCAAACGAAAGATTTGGGATAAAGTCAATGTGATTGAACACGCCATTACAGGCGCGGCGATCACCACAGAGGATAAGCTTGACAAGCTCAGAATGGGCGAATTAAGCGCAATTGAGAGCATGGTTAAGGGTAATGCCACTATCGGGGATTGGCGGGTCTTGGTGGATATGCTGAACATTGCCGAAACAATGGGAACGCATGGGATTGGAATTGAGGTTTTGCCAGTCTGCGAAATTGTTCAAAAGGAAATGGAAGCGGCGGCACACCGATACGAAAAAACCCGCAAAATGGGGCTTACAGGCACAGGCATCAGGTACATCAAAGAGCTTTATGCCTTGCATGACCTACAGCGGCAAAGCATTAGTCGATCTGAATTTGAGCGCATGATCGACAAGACAATCAATTACATTAAATCCAATAATCACCGTGTCGTTCACATTGCATGAGAGCTAAATTTAAATACTGGCGCAACAAACAGCATCTGAAAAACGTGGCATCCCTGCCATGTCAAAACTGTGGGCTTGAGGGTCAAACCCAAGCCGCGCACAGTAATTTGGCAATCCACGGTAAGGCGCGGAGCTTGAAAGCTTCGGATGAATTTACTGCCGCCCTGTGCTTTGCCTGCCACCATGAGCTTGACGCAGGCAATAAGCTAAATAAACAGCAAAAACAGGAATTATGGTTTAGGGCATTTCGCAATACTTGGTTAGAATTGCTTGACAGAAACTTGGTTGTTTCTAATTTGCCGATCCCAAATCAAGAGGAATCATAATGGTCAAATTTACCGCATCCGTAGAGCGCAAAGAGGCACAAGGAAGCGATCCCCTCATGCAATTTGTCATGTGTATGCTTCACGCCCGTACAAACGCCCATTTGCAACATTGGATGACCTCCAGCAGAAGTGACCACCAAGCCCTAAACTTTTTTTACGATGGGGTGGTCGAGCTTTTGGACAATTTTGTGGAGGCATTTCAAGGTCAATACGGCAAGCTCCACGATGTTACTGACGGTTATGTATTTCCCACTGGCAAGCCTTTGGACTATTTTAGGGGGCTGGCGCAAGAAATAGACACTTTACGCAGGGAAGCCAAGTTCCCACAGGAAAGCTGGATACAAAATATTGTGGATGAGATTCGCGCATTGGTTTCGCAGACCATTTACCAACTTGCTGAACTGAAATAAACTCATGCCACTGAGGAAAACCAAAGCTGGCTGGTTTTGGGGAAGCAAAGGCGCTTTCTCCACAAAAGCCCAAGCACTTGCTGTGGCTCGCGCCGCTTATGCTCACGGGTATAAAGGTGACGGAGAAAAAATTATTTTTTCAGATTCAATTTGGGAGGCAAAAAAAAAAATGTCTCAAAGCCAGTCCAAATAGACAAAAAAATCAAGTAAATTTTTTTTTTTAAGAATGCGTAGTGGGGGTTATGTTTTTTTACCTAGTGAGTGACCGCTCAGTCGGTTAATCGATACCCCTATACCCGAGTCAACTATAGGGGCATTCCCCAAAAACGGCAAAAACGGACGAAAACCCCCCATAAACCGCCGCGCGGACTTTACCTATAGAACCCCATACCGAACCATAAAAACCCCGTAAACCGCCCATATAAGCCCGCTATACGTCAAAATCAAACCGCACGGATAAACCGCCCCCAAAAACTTAGGAAAACGGGCAAACCGCGCAAACCGCGCACGAACCCGCAAACCGTACCCGCGCACGGAATAACCTCCGCACAGTCCAAAAACCCCCGCATGGGCAAAAACCGCCGCCCATACGGAAAACCCGCAAAAATTAACGGAATGCCACGGACAAACCCGCGCACAATCCGCCGCGCCTAAACCGCCCACGGGATAACCCCGCCGCCTAAACCGCGCACAATCCGCCGCCGCACGGATAACCCGCGCAAACCCGCGCACGGATAACCCGCCGCCCGTTGACGAACCGCACGGTTAACCGCGCATAAAAACCCCGCACGGAATACCCGCACAGTAAACCGCCGCGCATATGCACGGACGAAAACCCGCCGCCCCACGGGGACGGGTTAACCGCCCACGGCGAACCGCGAACGGGCAAAAAAAACCCCGCGCACGGCGGGAATTAGTTAATAGTCTTGATCCATGCGGGGCGGTTTCGCGCCTAAAAATTCCGCATTAAATGGCGCGGAATATTTCCATGGCGCGGTTTTCCATTCGTTTTTATCTATCATTTCCCCGCATGGTTTGCACGTTAACCGCGCCCATGCAAAATGAAAAACCCGCACGGGTTCGCCACAATGGGGGCAAAAAATAACCCGCCCATGCAAACCCGCACGGGTTCGCCCGTTAACCGCGTTTTTTGGCATTGTCGCCCCCTGCTTTGGACAATTCCCCGTCAATTGTTTCGGCGAGAATTAAACCCGCATTCCCTAGGATATCGTCAACGGTTACCATTAATTCAATAATTGACCATATGGGCGGCGGTTCGTCCGCCGTCAACGAACCCATGCCCACGCGGATCAATCCCCATGCGCGGTTTATTTCGTCATATGCGCGGGACAATTCCCCCGTCATTTCATGCGGTTTTCTTTTCTTCATTTCATCCCCTTATATGGTTTGACAATGGGCGAAAATGCCCATTCCATAGGGGAAAACCCCCTATAGAATGCGACACTTTAAAAATTAAGCCCGTGAAATAGGAATAACCCGCCGCGCGGTTTGATCAACGGATTTTGTCTTCGAACCGTGGGCGCGAAAACCTACGATAACCGCGCGGTTTGCTTTTTGGCATAGTCCGCACGTTTCGCACGTTACCCCGTCCCGTGTCTGCGCGGGACAAATAACGATATCGCGCCCCTCGGGGGTTCGGGTTCGTTCGGGGGTATCCGTGGGGACAATGCAAACCACGGGCAAACCGTGCGCGGATAATTCATCCGCCATACCCGCATCGTCCGCGCTTAGGTTCACTGTAAACCCCCATTCCGTGCTATGCCGCGCCCACGTTATCGCGTCCCCCTCGAATTTATGGGTATATGTAAACCCCCGCCGCCCATTATCGGACGGACTGTTATGCCGAGGATTATTTTGTTCGTATGACGTGGGACAAAGTAGGGGCGCGGGGCGGTTCATTGTCCGCATTAACTGACAATATGCGCGCATTACCTGATGGTCAATTATGGCGAGTTAACGTGGACGGGGTATTAGCCGGGGGCGGTGCAACCGTGTACCCCTGTGCCTGAGGGGGACAGGTTTCCGCGAC